TTCCACCTGCTATGGGTCCTGACTCACAAGGTGTTGAAACATTATTCAGAAGAAGGTATAGTTAATCATGGCAGAAATTGATAAGTCATTACCCAATACAAAAACGACTATTGAAATTCCAGGTCAAGCTGAAATAGAACAAACTATTCAAGAAGAAATACAACCTACAGATTCTCCAGTTGAAATTAACATGAGTGAAGATGGTGGCGCAGAAATTTCTTTTGATCCAAGTGTTGCATCTATTCCAAGTGGAGAAGATCATTATGCAAATCTTGCAGAATTTTTAGATGAAAGTATTTTAACAGACATTGGATCTGAATTAGATGAAAAATATAATGACTATAGATCATCGCGCCAAGATTGGGAAATGGCATATACTAATGGTTTAGACCTATTAGGATTTAAATATGAAAAACGAACAGAACCATTTAAAGGTGCATCAGGTGTAACTCATCCTGTTCTTGCAGAATCAGTAACACAGTTTCAAGCACAAGCTTACAAAGAATTGCTTCCCGCGGACGGGCCCGTGCGAACACAAATTTTAGGTTTAACCGATCGTAATAAAGAAGATCAAGCGATGCGAGTTAAAGAATTCATGAACTATCAAATTATGAACGTCATGAAAGAATATGAACCTGAATTTGATCAGATGTTATTTTATTTACCATTATCAGGATCTACATTTAAAAAAGTTTACTATGATGCAATGCTTGGTAGAGCAGTATCTAAATTTATTCCAGCAGAAGATTTAATAGTTCCTTATTCAGCAACATCATTAGAAGATGCAGAAGCAGTTATTCACGTAATTAAAATTTCTGAAAATGATTTACGTAAACAACAAGTCAGTGGTTTCTATAGAGACGTAGAACTTGGAGAACCACCATTAAAAGAAGATGAAATTAAAAGTAAACAAAGAGAATTAGAAGGCGTTCGAGTTGAAAAACAAGAAGACATTTATACTTTATTAGAATGTCATGTTAATTTAGATTTAGAAGGTTTTGAAGATAAAGATCCTCAAACTGGTGAGCCCACAGGTATTAAACTTCCATACGTTGTAACCATTGAAGAATCTTCACGAGAAGTTTTATCTATTAAACGTAATTATAAATCAGATGATCCATTAAAAAATAGAACAAATTACTTTGTACACTTTAAATTTTTACCAGGTTTAGGATTTTATGGTTTTGGATTAATTCATATGATTGGTGGTTTATCTAGAACTGCAACATCAGCTTTAAGACAATTATTAGATGCAGGAACTTTAGCTAATTTACCATCCGGATTTAAAATGCGTGGTATTAGAGTTCGTGATGATGCACAACCATTACAACCAGGAGAATTTAGAGATGTAGATGCACCAGGTGGTAATTTAAGAGATGCATTTATGCCATTACCATTCAAAGGACCTGACCAAGTATTATTACAATTGATGGGTATTGTAGTAGATGCAGGACAAAGATTTGCAAGTATTGCCGATGCTCAAGTTGGAGATATGAACCAACAAGCAGCCGTTGGTACAACTATGGCATTACTTGAAAGAGGTTCACGTGTGATGTCAGCAATCCATAAAAGAATTTATGGTGCACTTAAAAATGAATTTGAATTATTAGCAAATGTATTTGCAACTTATTTACCACCAGTTTATCCATATGATGTTGTTGGTGGACAAAGACAAATTAAAGCTACAGACTTTGATGAGAAAATTGATATTTTACCAGTTGCAGATCCAAATATATTTTCACAATCACAAAGAATTAATTTAGCACAAACACAATTACAACTTGCTCAATCTAATCCACAAATTCATGACATCTATCAAGCATACAGATCAATGTATGAAGCGATTGGAGTTAAAAATATAGATTTAATTCTTCCATCACCAAAACAACCAATGCCAATGGACCCAAGTTTAGAACATATCACTGCAATGGCTGGTCAACCTTATCAAGCATTTCCGGGACAAGATCATAAATCACATATTGAAGCTCATTTAAACTTTATGCAATTGAATATGGTTAAAAATAATCCTGCAGTTGTAATGTCTATTCAAAAAAATATACTTGAACACATCTCAATTATGGCTCAAGAGCAAGTTCAAATAGAATTTATACAAGAATTACAACAATTACCTATGTTACAACAACAAGCACAGATGAATCCGCAAGCTGTTCAACAAATTCAGAGCATAACTATTCAAATTGAGTCAAGAAAAGCTCAATTAGTTGCTGAAATGACTAAAGATTATGCTGATGAAGAGAATAAATTGATTGGACAGTTTGATTCTGACCCACTTTTAAAGTTAAAATCACGTGAAGTTGACTTAAAAGCTATGGAAAACGAGCAAAAACGCAAAGAAGCTGAAGAAAGACTTAATTTAGATAAAATGAAAGCTATGATGAATCAAACAAATGAAGAGAATAAGCTTGAACAAACTGAAGATTTAGCTAAACTACGTGCCGGAGTAAGTCTTGCAAAACAAGGCGTCCAACAAATGAAAATAAGAGGAATGTAATATGAAAAACGGTCAAAAAAAAATTGGTAAAGTTATGAGAGAGTTTAAAAAAGGCGAACTTAACATTGGTAAGTCTTCTAAAAAAGTAAAAAGTCCTAAACAAGCAATTGCAATTGCATTGTCAGAAGCAGGTCAGTCTAGAAAACCAATGATGAAAGGTGGAGCTGTTATTAAAAACTCATCTTCAAGATCAGAATTTGGTAATCAAGTAGACTTTGCACAATTTACACATCCAGATGGAACTTTAAAAGGTGGAGTTGATGTAGAAGTATCTAACCCACAAGAAACACAAGTAGAACCAGTGGGTGGACAAAGAAGAATGCTTCCGGAGAAAAAAAGATCAGCGAAGTGGTATTAAACCATGATTCAAATGTTAGGAGCTGTTGCACCTTTAGCAAAAATCTTATTTAGCACAATTGAAAAATCTGTTCCTGATAAAGATCTTCAAGAAAAATTAAAAGCACAATTACAAACTCAATTACTACAATCTAATACAGCAGAATTACAAGCTGCAGCAAAAATAGTTGAAGCTGAAGCAAAAGCTGGCTGGTTCGCTAGCTCGTGGAGGCCCCTGTTAATGTATGTATTAATCTTTATCTTGGTCTGGAATTATGTTATAGGACCAGTTATAAAAGTATTCACAGGAGCTGTTATTTCCTTTGAATTACCTGGCGACGTTTGGACATTATTGAACGTTGGTTTGGGAGGTTACGTCGTAGGACGAAGTGCGGAATCTGTTGCTAGAACAATGGCAAACAGACCTGTAAATAAACAACAAGAAAACGGATAGGATATAAAATGAGAAACGATTATAAAATAAGACCAAGACAAGCACTTAAAAAAGGTGGAATGGCTAAAGGTAAATTTCCAGATTTAACAGGAGATGGAAAAGTAACTTTTAAAGATATTTTAAAAGGTAGAGGTGTCATTAAGAAAAAAGGTGGCATGATTAAAAAAGCTGACATGATGACTAAAAATATGCCGATGAAGAAAAAAGGCAAAATGATGAAAGATAAAAGATAATGGCAGGTGCTATTTTAAAAGGTATTGGCGTTATTAAAAGCGTAAGTCCAAAAGTTAAAAACAAAGGTATAGCTAAATCAAAAGGCAATATATCAAAAAATATTGGTCAAATAAAAAAATATCAAGACGAACGTGAAGAATTAATGGAATACAATTTAAAAAAAGCTAAAGAAGGAGAAAAATCTATTTACGGAACAGTTGAGGAAACAGAAAAAGAACTTGAAAAAATAGGTAAAGAAAAAATTAAATTTCCATCAAAACGAATGAGAGAATTAGATGAAGGTGTAAAATTTGAAGTTACTCCAGAGTATAAAAAAGGTGGACTTGTTAAAAAAGGAATTCCTAAACTTGCAAAAAGAGGTTGGAAGTAATGGCTAAACTTTGTCCAAAAGGAAAAGCAGCAGCAAAGAGAAAATTTAAAGTGTACCCGAGCGCGTACGCGAACATGTATGCGAGTGCGGTATGTTCTGGTAAAATAGTTCCAGGCGGAAGAAAAAAGAAAATGGGTGGTGGTAGTGTTTCTCAAGAGAGAAAAATGGTATCTAATTATAAACAAGGTGGCATCGCTAAAGGTTGTGGCGGTGTAATGGAAAACAGAAGAAAAGTTACAAAAAAATATTAATATGAGCTTACGTAAATGGGTTCAAGAGAAATGGGTAGACATTGGTTCTAAACGTAAAGATGGTTCTTTTGCTCCATGTGGAAGATCTAAAGGTGAAAAAAGAAAAGGTTATCCAAAATGTGTACCACTAGCAAAAGCTAGAGCAATGTCAGAAGGTCAAAGACGTTCAGCAGTTGCAAGAAAAAGAGCTGCTGGTAATACAGGACCAAAACCAACTAATGTTGCAACATTTTCAAAACGTAAAAAGATGAGTAATGGAGGATTAGTATAATGCCAAGAGGAACATGTTGGAGAGGTTATGAACAAAAAGGTATGAAGAAAAAAGGAAACAAATTAGTTCCTAATTGTGTAGCTGTTGGTAAAAAAAGGAAGAAAAAATAAT